ATGATATTGTAAATCAGCATAATGGTGAAACAAAGTGGAATGTTGGGTGTAAGGGAAGGGTACGTTGGGAAAATTCTAAGGCTATTATTATTACAGCACATAAACAACAAGAAGATTTATTATTATGAAAGTAACAAGAAGTAGATCTTTTGTTAAAGCATTAAGTTATCGTATATGGGGAACACTATCTTCATTTGTTGTAGCCTATGTTTTAACAGGAAGTGCTACCCTTTCTGGAGCCATTGCCTTTTGGGAAACAATAGTTAAAATATTTATTTATTATGTACATGAACGTGGATGGAACTATATTAAATGGGGTAGAAAATAATGAGTCATATACAAGAAAAAAGTACATGTAATAATTGCAACGCTTATATCATTTATGAGATTGAAGATAGTCCAATCGCTTGGACTGATTGCACATGCAATAAAAATTTTCAAGCAGAAAGTAAAAAATCTGGAGATGAGTTTGAAGAACTTGTATTACAAGATTTAGAATTTCGTGGATTCGATTCAATACTTAAAAATGTTTATGTTGAAGAAACTGGATGTGAAATAGATTTTCTTGCATATGGATCAACAATAGAGTATGTTGAATCTAAAGGTGGAAAAGATGATGTTGGTAAACGTCCAGGAGCACAAAGAACTGATAATGTAAAAAAAGCAATAGCAAATGGAGCACTAATTAAATCATTAAATCCTGAAACTTATTATGTTGTATATTTTTCAGCAAGACCTATTCCAAATAGTTATTCAGATAAGATGATTTCTCTTGCTTTAAATAAAAAAATTATTGACGAAGTTCGTTATTTAGATCAAAAACTTCTGTAAGTCTAACGTTTGGATTTACTAAAGTACCAAAGTTATTAAACAATGCCTTTTGTGCTTTCTTTTCTCTTTCAACAATTGCACGTGACCAAGAAAATCCTGCATCTCCACCCCAAGCGTCCCACATAATTCTTCCATTAGAAGGATTACTTGTATTATTAAAATCTTTACCCTTTTTATCTACCTCGTGACGTGAAAAAAATGAATACATTCTTTTAACTGTATCTAAAGATAATCCACGACCAGCTACAATATCACTTGCACGTCCCCAACCAACTGGTGTTCCAGCGCCTTTTGCTTTCCCTTCTTCTTTCCAACGTAGAGCACGACGAGCTGCTGCCTTCATGCCTGATGTTGGTTGATATAAATCTGCCATATATATATTATACAGCATATTGTATAATCAGAATATGGTAGAAAATACTGAAGATTTAAAGGACTTTATAAAGGGTGTTTTATTTGAAATAGGAAAAGACATAAAAATTCATAAAATTGATAAAGATAATATTATATTAGAAATAGATTACGATAAATATGCTGATGTTATTGTTGACAAAATAATAAATCAAGATTCATGAATGCTGGGCATTGGAAATTTTGATTTTAATAGTTTTAACATTTTTTCAAATGATCTATCTTCACTAGACAAAAAATATGGGTCATTATAAATATTATCTGTATCTTTATATACTTTAACATCTTTTATTTTTTGCCCACCAACATTATATATATTTCCATACATGGATCTAGGAGCATCAGATAAATCTATTATTTTAGATAGTTTATCTTTTTCATACATAATAGGTACATGAATGTCATAATTTAGTGGCGTTTCTATTCCCATTTTTTTTAGTTTTTTGTTAGCTTCTGACAATACCCTTGCATATTTAGATAGACCATATTGTTTAGTATGTTTTTGTATTTTTTCTTCTAAAGTTCCATCATAATAATAATCAAAGTTATTTGGTTTACTTATTATATAAAAATCATCATTCATTAATATAAAATTATTTATATTTGAATTACAAATAGATTCATAGCATTTTGTAATATTATCAAATTTAGTTCCGCAGTCTTTTACTTCTGTATATTCTCCAGCATACCATCTTGGTTTTCCACCAAAAATATAAATTGATGAACCTGGATAAAAATACAATACAGACCTAATAGAGTATCTTAACTCTTCATTTTCTCCATTACGACAGATATAAACAAAATTCACATTAAATTATATCATGCTGTATAATTGTTATAAAGAATTTGGGGTAATATTTGAGCACTTTATGGATACAGCCTTTGGTTGATTACTATAAAATATTTTTTGGTAACGACGCAGATATTGTAATAGATATTGGAACTAGAGATGGTGATGATGCTTATTTTATATCTAGCCAGCTTAATTCTAAAAATGTTTATGCAGTAGAAGCAAGGCCAGATGCTGCGGAACAAACAAAAATAAAATATCCAGATTTTAATGTTACACAAACAGCTATATCAAACTATAATGGAAATACTCAGTTTTGTTCTGTAATTTCAGAAGATAAAGATTATGCTGGATCGTCTTCTATATCTAACTATAAATTTAAAAGAGATGAATATAAACATGAAGTTATAGAAATTCCAGTTATTACCATGGATAAATTTATTGAAGACAATAATCTTACATATAGATTTTTAGATATAGTGAAAGTAGATATTGAGGGGTATACCTGGGAATTTTTAGAAGGATTTACAGAACATATTAATAATGTCAAGTTATTTCATTTAGAAACTGAAAAAAAATCTACACATAAGGGTCATAGAAATAGTCAAGAAATAAAAGATTTTATGTTTAGTAAAAATTTTGTTTTAGTTGGAACACAGTATGAATGGGATAAAGAAATAGAAGATCAGATATGGGTAAATAAATATTTAATTAACTCAGAATCAGAAAGAAAAAAATGGCTAAGATATTAATTGTTAGTGCTAATCTTCGTGATTGGAATAAAAATAGTGGTGGTAAGGAAAGAACCGCAAATTTAATAGAAGCACTTTCTGATCATGATATAACATTTTTATCATTTTCTTGGGATGGTCTTGGTTTTGAAAAAAGAATATCTGATAATATATATCAAATTCAACCAGCAATTTCTTCTTCAACAACAAATCATTATAAAAAATTAATAAAAAATATTGCTAGTATAAATTATGATGCATGTTTTGAATTATTAAAAGAAGAACTGCTACCATTTACTAAAAAAATTAGAGAACTATCGAAGAAAAATGATTTAGTTATTGTAGATCATATGTCAATATCTCCACTGGTATATGATATTGGTGAAATACCAATAGTATACAATTCACATAATTGTGAATATGACATGGCAAAACAACTTTATCCAGAACACGACAAAATAGTTAAGTTAGTAAATCAAGTAGAAAAAAGAATTATTAAAAATAGTTCTATCACAACATACTGTTCCAAAAAAGATATTATTCAAATGGAAGATTATTATGGAAAAATTAATAAATCTTTTTATATCCCAAACGGAACTGATATGCAAAAATATATAGATCCAAAAACAAGATTAAGATCAAGAGATATTATATTTGTTGGTAGCGGTCATCCACCAAATGCAGAGGCAGCAAAAAAACTAATTCCATTGGCAAAAATAATGCCACATTATAATTTTATTATAATAGGTCATGCTGGTAATGCATTATCTGGAAAACAGTACACAAACAATTTAAAAGTTTTAGGACAAATAAATGACGAAGAACTTCACAGATATTTTTCTAGATCATTAGCTTTTATTAACCCAATGAACACTGGGTCTGGAACACACTTAAAAATGATGAAAGCACTTAGTTACGGTATACCAATTATTACTTCGTCAGTTGGTGCGAGAGGTTTTGATGAAGATGAAATAAAAGAATCAATGATTATTGCCGAATCAATTGATGATATGCAAAAAGCAATTGAAAGTTTAAACAATAAAAAATATTATATTAAATTATCTGAAAATGGTTTTTCTCATTCTAAAAAATATGATTGGAATAAAATCAAAAAAGATTATGCAAAAATTATTAATGATTTAGTAAATGGTATGCCTAAAAAAAATACTAAAAATGAAAAACGTGAAAAAGTTTTGATATATTCAATAATTAGAAATAGGGCATCAAGTATGCCAAGATTTTACTCTCAGTTAAAAAAGCTAGTTAAAGCACTACCAGAGTATGACTTTTATCTTTCTATATATGAAAATGATTCAGATGATAGAACTAAGATTGAAATCTTTAATAAAGATTGGTCATTTTTTAAAGGTATAGCAATAGTTTCAGAAAATATAGATACTGAATATTATGGATCCGTAAAAGATGCTCAACGTGTAGAAAATTTAGCTAAAGCTAGAAATAAAGCTATTGAATTAGGTGGATTTTTAAATAATGTAGATTATGTATTAATGATTGAGGGTGATGTTTTATATACAACAGATGATGTTAAAAGATTGTTAGACTTTAAAAATATCGAGCCAGATTTTGATATTGTTTCTTCAATATCTTTAAGAAAAAATGGAAAACATTATGATTGGTGGGCTACTAGAACATCGGCAAAATATAATCCAGACAGGTCTGAGATAGAAGATAATTATGAACAAAAACAGTATGGAAAATACTATTCAACATCAAATGGATTATGTTTATATCGTGCCAAACCATTTCAAGATGGTGTAAGACATCATTGGATCAATAAAGTTACTAAGGAATTTGATTGTGAAATGGTTGTGCTTTGTCAAAATTTTAAAAATGCTGGGCATGAAAATATTTATATTTTATACACATCAAAAGCACATCATCTATAGGGTATAATTAAAATATATGAAAAAAAATATTTTAATAACTGGTGTAGCTGGTTTAATGGGAAGTCATTTAGCTGAAAGATTTATCAGAGATGGGCATCACGTTGTTGGCATAGATAACTTAATTGGTGGATATAAAGAAAATATACCAAATGGTGTTGAATTTTATGAAGTAGATCTTAATGATTTTAATAAAATTAAATTATTATTTGAGGGAATAGATATTGTTATTCATACCGCTTGTACCGCACATGAAGGACTGTCTGTTTTTAGTCCATCTTTTATAACTAAAAATACAATGCATATAACCTCTGTGGTTTTAAGTGCTTCAGTAAAGTCTGGAGTAAAAAAGTTTATACATATGTCTTCAATGGCCCGATATGGAGCTCAAGACATTGTTCCTTTTACAGAAGAAATGATCCCCAAACCACAAGATCCTTATGGAATTGCAAAATATGCTTCCGATTTACTAGTAAAAAATATTTGTGAAATTAACGGGTTAGATTATGTAATTTTTGTTCCACATAATATTATAGGTCCAAGACAAAAATATGATGATCCATTTAGAAATGTTGCCTCTATAATGATAAATAGAATGCTACAAGGAAAACAACCTATAATATATGGTGATGGTAATCAAATGAGATGTTTTTCATTTATTAAAGATGTTATAGATCCTATAGTTATTGCATGTAATACTAGCGTTGCAGATGGCAAAATAATAAATATAGGACCTGATAATGAATTTATAACTATAAATCAATTAGCAAATAAAATTGCCAAAATACTTAATTTTGATTTAAATCCAATATATTTACCAGCAAGACCTCAAGAAGTTAAATATGCCAATTGTTCTGCAGATCTTGCTAGAAATATTTTAAATTATAATTCTAAAACTTCTTTAGATGAAGGTTTAAAAGAATTAGTTGAATGGATTATATCTATTGGTCCAAAAGAATTTAAATATTATTTACCTATTGAATTTAAAAATAAGAATATTCCAAAATTTTGGATTGATAAAACAATATAAAACAAGGCGAGTAATTTAATACTCGCCCTGTAATATAAGACTTAAACTATTCAGCCTTTTTCTTTTTTGGTTTTAAGCTTTTTAAAGCTTCATCAACAGTTTTCGCACCTGGTAAACGTCCAAATGCTGGATCGTTTGGATTAATTGCACGTGCTGCTACTGGAATTAAAGCACCAACAAGTGCTGCCCATAAATCTTTTGGATCAGTAATTCCTGCAGTATATAGAGCTGCTGCAGCACCAACTACTGAACGAGCATATGATGCAAGCATTGCCTTTAGTTCTTTCTCTGTCATTTTATGACCTCCTAGGATAGAACTTGTACTAGTATAGCATATCCAGCCCAAAGACCAATTATACCTGCTACTCCAGAAAAAACTGGTGGTGCTGGTACTGGAAGTTTAAATGCAGCAAATACTATTCCACAACCAAATCCAGTTAATACTGACAAAATAATTTCTTTCATTTGTTATTCTCCTCTGGTAAAAGTTTTTTTAATTCTTTAAATTCTTCAGATATTTTTTTTAATGCAAAATCATGTGGCTTTACTACTCCTTCAACAACAGATCCCCATTTATCATAATATTCTATTTGTGGTTCTACATTTTCTACAAATTTTTTTAAACCATTTTGAACAAGTTCTATATATTCAAATGCCATTTCACGAGAATCAGATAAAAATTTAATAAATGCTTCATTATCTGAGTCATTATTTTTATTTTCTAATAAAGAAATATATTTTTCATATGAATCTTTTAAAATTTTTTGACTTTTTACATAATTATTTGTAGCAAAGTTTAATTTAGCAATTTTAAATAATAAAACAACATATGCAATAGCAAGAATTATTGTTAATAAAATAAAAATTATAGTAATTAAATTCATACTTTATAAACCTTTTTAATATTTTTAAACATTAGAATTCCTATTTTCATGAGTTATCCAATAATATTTGCAAGTAGAACAACAAGGTTGATTGTATATACTATGTTTTGCATAACCAAATTTTGAATAAAATAATGGATCTTTATCAAATAAACTTGCTTTATGTGTAGTTATAATACGCATAATCTTATTTGTATCTGACCAAAATAAAGGTTTATTATCTCCCCATATATCCCAACATTGATCTTTTAATTTATTAAGATTGGCTTCATTGTTTTCTGTACGAATACCTCGTTCACGAGCTTCACGAATCATAGCCTGCACATATTGCCACAATCCACGCTCATATCCTTTCCACATAAGAACAGCGGGATGATTGCGCCAACCACCAGTAGGAGACTTACCAGATAGCACATTAAGAATCTGATAGCACTCAAGGATTTGTTTATTAAGACGTTTGTTGTCAAGCCAACGAGCAGTAGTTACTGGATTTGATGATGGTAAAAATGTTTGCATTATTTTATAACCAACTTACCACATTTTGTTCAACCAATATATGACCTACCAGTAAATGGACATGACCCAGCATCTTTAAAACTATGTTTACGAAATAAACAAATTATTTTTTTAATCACTTTAATGGCTCTCGTGTTACAAGCACGATAGCGCCCTCCATTTCTAAAGCTTTTTTTACTTGAGTTGCATACCTAACTGCTTCTATTTTCTCATCATGTGTTAATGGTAAGAAAGATCTTTCATCTAATTTTATCGTAAGAAAACTATCGTTGTCAAGTATATCGATTTTAAAATTATTAGGTGGTATTATTGAATGAAATGCTTTACGCATATTTTCTGTGTACATTATTTTCTTTCTAATATATTTATTATTTTGTTAGCTAAATTTATTGAATTATTTTTAAGAAAATCAAAAGAACCATATTCAAAATTTTTTTCTAAAACATTTTTCATAAATGGACAAAATATTCTAGCTTGCTTCATACATTCAATATGTAATGGATAATAGTCAGATCTGACTCTATCTATTGCACTATGACCATCGTTAGCAAAAGTTATATCATTTATATCATTTAAATAAGATATATCTTCTGGATTCCATCTTACACAGTATTCATCGTTTTTTATTTTAATTCCACAATAACCACATAATGATTCTTGAACAACCCTTTTTTCATTATCTATAATAATATTAAATACAACAACATCATCTGGATTATTAAAAACTGGTTTTGACTGCCAGGGTATAGGTATTTTTTTTGCAAGTTTTACTTTTGAATATAGTTTTTTATAATATTTTTTGTCAAACTTTTTAAAGGGTCTGGGTAGACCAGTAGTATTTATATCTTCCTCTGTCCATTCATGTGAATTATCAAAATATTTATTCATTATTTTTATCCATAGTTAGTGACTGCCAAACATTAGCCCAGTCTTGCTTAGTTTTATGTTTGTTAAATTCTTTTGATATTTCTCCATCTTCTAAATATATACCGCCCCAAACACCCCACTCTTTACCACTTATTCCTACTGCAAAACATTTTTTTAAAACTGGACAGGTTAAACATAAAGAATCTATACTTTTACTGGTTGGTAAATCTTCTTCATATTTATCAAAAAATAAATTAGTATTGAGACCAAAACATGATGCTTGATCTTTCCATATATGTTTTTGCATTATTCACCATATTTATTTGGTATATGCCATCCTTGATCAGTGAGTTTGAATACTTTTTGTATGTACCACTTATCATTGATTCTTACTCCGCTTACGGACGTTCTTCCGCTTTCAGATCTTTTTCTTTCAGCAACATCCCATCCAACCCAATATAAGTTGTTTTGTGATGCAACAATTTTTTCCATCTTTTCTAATGATTTTACTAACATATTACTCCTAATATTTAAATATGCCTACTTCAATATTATTTAATTCCGCAAGTTTTACAAGCTTTGATGTATTTTTACTATCATTAGCACTGCATAAAAATGCAAAATAGTTTACAGAATTAATATTGTCTAATATCCATTGTGGTGCAACTTTATAACATTTAATTTTTTTACCACGAGATTTCATACCACGTTCAGATAAATTTGTAAATTCTAATGCGTATGAATTAATTTGTGCGGGTCCAGCAGAATAAATTATAAACTCATTATCATTATCCTGCATTCCAGAAAGAGCAACACTCATTGATCTTAAGAAAACATTATAGTCTTTAAAGCTAGATGTTCCTTGAACTGCTATTATCATTTCCCCCACCACTTTTTAATTTATCTAATATAAATAACATTTTATCTAAATCTTTTTTAGACATATTTATTGTATCTATAGGACGTGTTGTTTCATTAATTACTTTACCATTTTGAGTATCAGCAACAAAAAATATATTATCTTTTACCCAATATGCTTTATTTTCATCAGTCATTATGACACGTGTAGAATTTTTTTCAAGCTTTTTATTTAATTGAGATTCTTTATGTATTTTATGATGATTGTTATTTTTACCAAAAAAATCAGAAAGCATATGATGCATATCACTTTGTCGTGATATTTTTCTCTCATATGGATTTTGTTCTTTTGCCATGGTAATAATTATACCTAATTTAAATCAGTGTGTCAAGACCTAAATTAATATTATTTAATTTTTCCATATTCGCCATATTTACCTAATACAGCTTTTACTGTTCCGTCTTTACGAAGACGAACTATCATTCCATTTTTAATTTGTATTGGATTAAAACCACGATGTGGTTTATATTTACCAGAAGACATTTTACTTCCAGTTTTCTGGAATCATATCTTCTGCACCTAATGCACGAGCACGGCGCATAATAAAAGCTTTTACTTTTGGATCTGAACCACCACGACCCCATGAACGAATTGCATTCATTAGGTCTTGTTTGTTTGCAATAGGATACGATCCATCTGGCATTGCTTCTCCATTTGCAGCCATACGACGACGCTGTGGAAGTGTATAATCACGTTTTGCAAATGGATTTAAATCAAATATTGATCCGCCCCACATTGTTTTATAAGTTGATTGTTCATTGTTCATAATTTTTCCTTGATCTGGACAACATGATTGATTTGTTTTTTCAACAGGAACACAATTTGGAACCATTTTTCCATCTTTTTCTTTCATACCACGCTGAACATAACCTTCCCAACATGGATTTGCTGCTGCTTTATCCATTCCTGGCATAGTATCTGGTTCTGGAACAAGTTTTCCATCAACCATTAATGCTTCAGCATCTAATGGAAGTGGAGCAATTTTAGTTGCTTCTTCTGCTGCAACAGAAACTAAATACATTGTTTCTTCCCAATATTGTCCGTCTGATTCAAATTCTAATGTACGAACAACCAGTGCAGGATTTTCTATAGATGTTTCTAAATAGTATTCAGATCCAGGAAGACCAGACGCACCATTAGTCATAATATATTCAACACGACCAACATGAATTTCGTCTTCACAAGAAACAATAACAAAATCTCCTTCAGCAAATGAAGCCTTTTCTAAATCTTTAATTTCAATTTTCTTTTTAGCATTTACTGATGCCCAAATTGCACGAGCCTGTGCTGAAGCAGCAGCTTTAGTAGGATGACATCCATGAACTGTTCCATCTGCACTTACTGTAGGATATCCTTTACAGCCGTATGATCCTTTTTTACCAGCACGGTATCCACCTGCTGGCTTTCCGCCTCCACCTACTGGCATAGCAATCCTCCTATATAGATATACTAATATTATACCAGGATTATTGCCTAGAAAGAATCCTTTTAATTTCCTCTAAAGACCACTTATCTTCTTCATTTAAATATGATATTTTTTCTTGATCAAAAGCATTTTTTGATAAGGTTACCCTCGGATTGTCAATAAAAAGATCCATTTCAACAAAACCCTTTTCCCATAAAGTCATTATTTTAGAATTAACAAAATTCATATGCATATTATATAATTCTGGCATTATGTCTTTTAATTTAGGACTAAATGTATAAAGAGCTTCACCAGTATCATTGATACCAACTAATTCTATAGCACCAGAATTTACAAGATTTTCAAAAATATTATTATTCTCCATAAATAAATTTCTTAAAACTTTCTTTATCTAGAGAACCAGATATTCTTCTAGAATATTCTTCATTTTCAAATAACACCATTGTTGGAATTGTAAAAATATTAAATTCTTTTAATATATCTGGATCTTTTTCTACATCAATAACAACTAACCCAATATCTTTATTTTCTTTTATAAAGTTTTCTACCATTGGTAATGTCTGTTTACATGGAGTACACCACTCTGCAGTAAAATAAAGAATAGCTTTCATTTTTTAGATTTTTCTCTAGCTTTTTTTAATGCTTCAAAATCTTTTACTTTAGTTTCTCCAAGATATCCCCAAGCATACCCATCAATAATCATCTTATTATTTATTGACTCTGATTCATTATTTACATATAGCCATCCAAGAATACGGCCATACTTTTCAGACGAATCCATTTTTTCTGTACGAATTACAATAGACTTAGCATCTTTAAGTTGCTTTTTTAAATATTCTTTTGCTTCTAGTCCTAAAGCCTTCTCTGCTTTATCAGATGTGCGAGATTCTGGGGTATCAATTCCAGCCAGACGAACACGCTGTTCAAATAAAACATTAAATCCTAAATCAATTACAACATCAATAGTATCTCCATCAACTACTGATTTAATTTCTCTTACATAATATTGATACATTAATTATAACTTCCAATCAGTTTATTTTCATTAAGTCGTTCACGTTCATCAACTACTTCTAACATAAATGTCATCATTTTAGTATATGCATCTGGATTATTCATTATTTTTTCATAGTGGTGACCACAAAATAGTAAATCTCCAGTAGAACCTTTTACTTGTACATATGCCTGTGCAGCACAACGATCACAACGATCTGTAGCATTTAGTTGCCATTCTTTTTTATCAACATTTATTGCACTAGGATGATCTTTAATAATTGGACGTGCCATGTTTATATTATACATCTACTTTCTATTATCTGTTGAATAAAATCCTGAGCCATTAAAAAGAACTCCAGGTGGACTTGTATACATTCTTGTCATTATTTCCCCACAACAAGAAGGTTCTCTATCTTCTCCAAATCCACGCTGGAATTCTATAACTGATAAACATTTATTACATTTATAGTCATATGTTGGCATAATTTAAGTATACCATTCAATAAATGCAATGTCAAATGTTTATTTTACTTTAATTAATTTTGGTTTCTTTTCTTCTGGAACAATACGTTCAATATTAATATGTAACATACCGTCCTTCATTTCAGCACCTATAACTTCCATATATTCACCAAGAGCAAAAGTTCTCGTAAATTTACGAGCAGCAATTCCCTTATGAACTACTTCGGCTTCTGCATTTTCAGCTGTTTCTCCCTTAATAATCAATGTTCCATTATCTACAGAAACATCAATATCGCTCTTTGCAAATCCAGCAATAGCTAAGGACAGCTTAAATGTATCATCATCTACCTTTACTAAATCATAAGGTGGATAATTTGTTTGACGTGATGCTAGTTGAACATTGGCTAATCTTTCCATTTCACGATTAAAGCCAATAAAAAAAGGATCTTTAAATAGATCCCATGCAAATGAACTTACCATTTTATTCTCCTTTTCAGCGAGTTCTATTTATACCCCCTATCGGCGGGCATATATTAATTATATCATATTTATTTTAGATGTCAAGTATTTATTATATATAAAATCAGCCCAGTAAATGTGGTATCCGTTTCCGTAGTGTGAATAATCTCTAGCCAGCATGAAGTGAAGGTTATCGTATTTTGTTCTAAGATTTGCTACTTCATTAACAATTTCTTTAAAATTAATATAATAAAAAGTATTAAAATTATTTTCATTAAATAATTCATTAGTTGATTTAATATTTTTTTCTTGAGATATTTTTTTTATTACTAAATCTGGAAGTCCATCATATTGGCGAAAATGATCCCAGCTAAACGAAAAAAGCTTAATTTTATTTGCAAAACAATATTGCTCTAACATAAAGTAATACTGAAGATTTAAAAACTCTAATATTTCATATGGATCTATATTGCTTACTTTTAATAAAGTTTGATCTAAATTTTTATTGTAATGAAACATTCTTAATTGATTTGGTAAATTTATAAATAACAAATCTGGATTACCATAAAATTTAAAATATTTAAAAAGGTTAAAACATATATAATCTATACCAGCAGCTGGGGCACCCAAATTAAAAAATCCAGAACATTTTTCATTTTTAGATATTTTATTATAAACAATATTTGCCCAAATTTCTTCTTTTTCTAATCCTATACCAAATGTATTTGAGCAACCACTAAAAAGTATGTGTTTCCCATCATGTTCTTTTATAAATTCATCTGATCTAAAACCATTTGAGTTAACGTCTTTATACTGATGACTATAACAGTATAATTTATTAAAATAATCATTTATCATTTTATATTAATATATGTACCTTGTTTTTTTTAATTGTTTTTTTATTTTTCTTTTATATAGAAAAAATTTAATTTTATTTATAATTTTCATTTTTTAATTGTATCATAAAAATTGAGCCTCTCATCAGGATTGAACTGACGGCCTTCCGCTTACAAGGCGGATGCTCTACCACTGAGCTAGAGAGGCTTGTGTCCCCAACGGGATTTGAACCCGTGTTACCGCCGTGAAAGGACGATGTCCTAGGCCCCTAGACGATGGGGACAGCGATCCGTATCGGACTTGAACCGACGACCTCTACCGTGACAGGGTAGCGTTCTAACCAACTGAACTAACGGACCATTATCTTATAATATCAAAGTTATATGTTTTTGTCCATTCCATAATATCTTGTTCATCATTTAATAATGGTTGTCCTTTTATGTTTAGACTTGTATTTAATAATATAGGAATACCAGTTATTTTATACCATTCAGATAATAAACTATATAATCCAGCATGTTGATTTTTATTTACTGTTTGTACTCTTGACGTTCCATCTTTATGTACTACAGATGGTATTTTTTCAGGTTGTAAGCATTTAACAGCATACTGCATATATGGACTTATAAAACTCATATCAAACCATCTACTTGCATATTCTTCTAAAACAACTGGGGCAAATGGTCTAAACATTTCTCTTTTTTTAATTAAATTAACTTTATCCTTAATGTTTGGATCTCTTGGATCTGCAAGAATACTTCTATTTCCCAATGCCCTTGGACCATACTCTGCTCTTCCTGTTGCTACCGCAGCAATTTTATTTCTTATTAATTCTGCTACTATTTTACTCACTGGATACTCCCCGCCAAGATCGTGACCAAGATATGGGTGCTGCCAGTTTATATGGCCTCCATAGGCTGCTGCAGCCGCTCCAAGCGACGAACCAGCATCTCCTGGGTTAGGCATAATCCAGATATCATCAAACATTCTCCAGAGCATCGTATTGGCTGAACAGTTAAGTGCACATCCTCCCATGAATACAAGATTTCTTTTATCAGTAAGTTTTTGTGCCATAGCCATAAAGTTAATTAATCTTTCCTCATATACTTTTTGAACTGCAGCAGCAATATCAAACTGTTCCCTATGTCCTATATGCTCTCCCCAGTCTATAATTCCTTTATGAAAGTTATATTTTTGTTTATTTATACTTGGAAAATATTCTTTTACTTTAAGATAATATCTAGTCCAATCCCCATAACCAGCCATACCCATAAATATATACTCTTCTTCATTTGGTTTTAATCCAACTAATTTAGTAAATGCTGAATAGAATAAACCAAAACTAAATGGATAATTAAACTTTTTAACTGATTTTATTTTTTCATTTTCTCCAACCCAAACTGTTGAAGTATTGTATTCTCCTATTGCATCCAATACCACAATAACAGCATCATTAAATTTACTAGTATAGTATCCTGCTGCTGCATGAGAATAATGATGATTATAGTATTTAACTGAAATATTAAATGGAATATTTGGTTTCCAATCTGCTGCCCCACCTTTTAAAAATATTCTAGATCTTTTAAGTTGCGGATGTTCATAATATGCTATATGCGTAGGAGTCCCATAATTAAGCATATCTTTATAAATATCTTCATTATTATACCAATCATTTTTTTCTTTGCTGTATCTTTCAGAATGGGCAGCAAATAAAATCTCACCATCTTTAATTAAAGATACAGAAGCATCGTGAGAAGTTTCATTAATTCCAAGTATAATCATTTTAGTTTCATATACCTTTCATACATAATTTCTGACCAATAATAATGATAAGCGTTACCCAAATGTATTTTATCTCTTGCAATAGAATGATACATATCATTTTTATTATTTTTTTTATAATCTATAATATATTGTGTTGCTAAATTTATATCATCATTATAAAAATTTTCAAAATATTTTATAAAAAAACTAACATTATCTTGCATATTGGGATTTAAGCTTGTCCAACTAAAAGAATATAATTTTATATTATTTACTAAACAATATTGATTTAGCATAAAATAATACTGATATGATAAAATTTTTAAAAGATTAAAATATTTTTCATTATATATCCCATCAAAAAAAGTTTTTTTATTTAAATCATATGTATACATTCTATTTAAATCTGTTAAATTAAAAAATATAATATCTGGATTAGAAAAAGTTTTAAAATATTTAAATAAATCAACTACTTGCGTTAATATAGAAGATGCAGATATTCCTAAATTAAAATATCCAGAACATTTTTCTTTGCTGTTTATGTTATCATATAATCTTTTTGCCCATACTTCATTTTTTATTAATCCATCTCCAAATGTATAAGAACATCCAGTAAATAATATATGTTTTTCATTGTGTATTTTTTTAAAATTATCACATCTATAACCATATAAATTAATTTCTTTATTATCAATATAGTTATATTTATTTTTATTTTCTATAAAATATTTATCTTTACTATTATCTATAGTTATTTTAGAAATTGGATTATTTGAAAATAAAATATTTTCAGTTAAAGGTTTGTATGGAAACATTCCAGAATTATCATATGAAATTTCTAAAAATTTTTTCATATTGTATTATATCATTTAGATGTTAATGTATTTATCGTACATAAATTGTGACCAATATTCGTGATATGCTGTTCCAAAATGTGCGTTATCTCTTGCCAATTCAAAATATTTATCATTTTTATATTTTTCTTTATAACTTTGTATAAAATTAAATAAGTCTATACTATTTATTTTATAATAAGAATTAAAATTATAAATATATTTAGATAAATTTTTTAATAACGATTCTTTACCATTTGACCATAAATCATTTATCAAACCAAAATTAGAATTTTCAAAATCACCCCAGCTAAAAGTAAATAGTTTAATTTTATTTTTTTCACAATATTCTTGTAACATAAAATAGTATTGAAATTCTATTATATTAAATAAATAAAAAGAATTTTGAGAATAACTAGCATCGATATAATGATTATTATATTTATCATATGCATACATTCTTCCCATAGGAGGAAAATTTAAAAAAATAAAATTTGGAATTCCATATGTTTTACAATATTTAAATATATCAATAATTTGATTACATAAAGATGATCCAGGAACTGCTAAATTAAAATATCCAGAAGTTTTTATATTACAAGAAATTAAATTGTATAGTTTTTTTGACCATATTTCATTTTGTAATAACCCAATCCCCCATGTTTGTGAGCAACCATTAAATAAAATATGAGTATTATCGTGTTTGTTTTTAAATTCTTCAGATCTATATCCATTAGAATTAATTTCATCAATAATTTTTGGTTTATTTACTAAAATATTATAAAGTTTTTTGTTATATAAAACTTTTGATAATGGAATAGAACCATATAATGTTTGTTCATTTAAAAAAGTATCACTATGAAATTTTAAAGATGATATTGTATAAGGTTGACGCAACAGGTCCTGATTAAAACCAAGACCTGTATTGTATATATCTATACTATAATTTTTATTATTCATATTAAATTAATGTAATTAATATTAATATTAATCCAAACATAGATATTTCTTTATTAAAAGCAATTGTTTCATTTTGTTTACCCATATCGCTTTCTTCTTTCCAATACGGATGAAAAATAAAAGCAGTAAGTAATAAAAATATTGCAAGCATAATAAGTGATGGTATTTCAAAAATACCTAACACAAATAATATTGGTGCAATAATTAAAAGCACTCCAGATGAAAGTACACCAAATTTAGGATATGGTAACTTTCTATATTGAGCGTACTGAACAAGATTATCAGTATTTCTAAAATGAGAAATGCCAGATGTTACAAATAAATAAGCAAATAAAATTTTGCCTATTGTAAAAAGAATTTCCATAATATCTCCTTTATATAGGTATAAATACCTGCTGGACTGGTAGGATTCGAACCTACGACCTAGGAGTTAACAGCTCCCCGCTCTGCCGACTGAGCTACAGTCCAAAACCATTAATTAGTTAAATCTACTAAAAATCCTTTAGTAACAAAACCAGTAACTGGTTTTGATATTGATTTTAAATAATCATATGTTGCTTGATATGATCCTTTATAATTTTGTGCCCAATAAGCAGAAAGTGCAACTGTAGCACCAGATGTACCTATTGCTCTTTTTACTTGTGTATTATAGTATGCAAGAGTATAAAAGTCTACTAAATCACCAGCATTAAAGAATTGTGGAATAGAATCATCTTCTGTTGCTCCACCTACCGCAACTGCTTGCGGGATACATGCTGGAAAAACAATTCTTTTATTATCTCTGTTATTTCCAGAAGGAAACATTACTGGTACACCCATTGAAGATAATTTATCAATATTGTTAATAAGTGTATTGTGTACAGACCTAATTGGGCAGTAATTATTTCCAGTATTTAGAGCAGCCATACTAGTTGCTACTGAAGAAGATACTGACACAATATTATATTTATTTTTATTTTCAACTACCCAATTTAATGCTTGAGTAATTGAGCGATCTGCACTAAATGTTCCCATTCTTCCATTGCTTAATTTTCCAGCAACACGAATAAAAATAATATTAACATCTGGATTAATTTGATTTGCAATTAATGCCATAATTGTTCCATGTTCAAAACCATTAGAAAGTGCTTCTAAACTTGGCATTGTTGCTGTTCCAGAACCTTCTGCTGAAGTTTTACCATTAGCACATGTGCCACTTTCTACAAAACATGCTTCATAAATTACTTTATTTTTAAGTACTGGAATTGATGTATCAATTGCTGTATCAATAATAACAATTGATTCATTTGCTGCTTGTGCATTTATTGGTTGCAATAATGTAAAACCAAAAATTAATGCAACACCCACTGCTATTTTTTTCATTATTCTCCTATATCATTATTCTAATTACGTGTTGACATGGGTCGCCTCCTGCTTCCCATTCCTCTATTTCTTCTTCACTCATATATTCCATACCACCATCATGCGTAACGCAGTATGGATCAGTTATCCAGCCTTTTTCAATACCATTAGAAAGCCAGATTCCGAATTCTTGTTCTTCTAAAGACAAATCTTCATCACTAATATGATTCATATATATATTTTACCCTTACTTGCTTAAAAAGTCAATTGGGTATAAACAGTGTGGGCTATATAAAATTGCAGCATCAAGTGCCTGAGTCAACCTACGCTTTGGATCTTTATAGTTTTGGGTGGCATGTAAAGAACCAATTGCGTAGGTTGCTCCCGATCCTATGGCAGCAAAATTTGTGTCATAGGAAATCATTGTCATATATGAAGACTCATGCTCAAACATTCTGCCTTTTACACATATTAATAATGTAAGATCAGAATCTTTTTCTGCAGGTATACCCCATTTATCATAAAAAGCTTTAAGAGATTCAAGAAATTTACCACGCATAAATTTATCAATATTACCTTCTAAAATTGGTGGTTTAAAATTATTTTGAATTATTTGACCTTCTAATGTTCCACAATATCCAAATAAATAATCTCCAGATTTCCATATTTTAGGTATGTCTGATTTCATTTGTTGTGTTTCATCCACAATGGCTCTTTCTCCAGCCATGTAGCATTTACCATCTTTAATTATTGCTGCTATGCAAGTCATGCCTACCCCTAGATTTATTGACTTATCTAGTATACCATTAAGATTTTAATGAGTCAAATAAGTTATTTTATTTCTTGTCCACACTCTGAACAAGTTTTTTTCTTAATAGTTTTATTTGATGTTGTTTTTTCAGCAGATTTTGATACTACCCCACCAAATTTTGGTCTACCAAATCCTACAATAGAAATCATTACATTCTTTTTATTTTTCTTAAATGCACGAAGTTGTTTGCAGACTTCTCCACCATTTCTTTGGCTGCCCTTTTTGTTTGAAGAGGTATTACCTTCAATACACCAAACAGTTCCATCTCCATTATCTTCAATAACAATTCCGACGTGAGATATACGATCAACGCCATCTGAGGGAAAATCAAAATAAGCAATGTCTCCAGGTTCAGGATCAGCAAGGTCGCCATCAATCCATGAGCCAGCCTTCTTAAAAGCCTGTGCACCACCTGGCGTATAAACTGTATTTGGAACTTTGACTCCCGCTTCGTTTGCACACCACATCACAAAACTTCCACACCAAGGTTGAAAATTAGCCTTGGTGTACGCT